TCAGCTCCAAGATTATTATCTGCTAATCATACAGATGATATGGAAATTATTCATCGTACTGATGAACATGTACTAACAATTAATATCATGATGACTGAGGTAGAGTCAGAAATATTTAAAGAGTACATTAGAAATCATGGTAGTAAATTTGTATTACAAAATTATTGGGAGGAAAAAGATTAATGGAAGCATGGCAACGTAGATATAAGGATCGTAAACAAGAAGCCTATTATAAATATCGTGATAGGTTAATGAAAACAGTTAAGCCTGATTATATTAGGCCAACAACATTTACTGAGGTTGTACATCAAACAGCTATGCAAATGGCTGAGAAGTATATGACATCACTACGCATGGGAGAACGCAATGGGTGAATTATGTTTAACAATGGAAGAACAAGTCTGGTTAGTACAACTTATCAGTACCAACACAGAGACTGCTGCAAAGTTTATGGAAAATCTAAATGAAAGTAATGTAACGGAGTACGATCAAGAGTACATCAGACTGATGACTGAGTGCTATGAATCCTCAAAAAAATTAGGAGGATTGATAGCTAAAATTAAACACAACATAGAGGTAGATTACGATGACAGAATATCTAAAGAAGTTTGAAGATAGACCTGACTATTGGGAAGGTAGATATCAGAGTACATTACATACACTAAACACATTGCTTGAGGTTAATGTTAGTGTCAATGCAGATTTGCTATCTAAAATGTCTGATAAAGAAAAACAAAAACACTTAAATGCTATTGCTATGGTAGCAACTGAATATGAGTGGGAACAAAATGCTAGATGATTTTTGTAAAGGGTTAAAATTTATTTTAACGTGGGTGCTTTTGCCAATCATAATTGTATTAGTAATACTAGGTTTACTAGATATACTAATTGATTTTCTGTTTTGGCAAGGCTATGAATAATTAACTATGAGGATATTACTATGAAAGTAAATGCTAATGACGTTGGTAAATTAATAGATGAAATAGAAATATTAGAAAAAGACAAAGCTAAGTATAAAGAGTTGTGGGAAAAAGAGAAAGCTATGTGGGGTGGCAAATGGAATAAGCTTGTTGAGCTAGAAAATATTGTTGAATTTATGATGGACTATACTATACAACAACGCAGATTACACAAGCACAACCATGACCATTGTCTTGCTAAAGTTGTAAACAATATCTCTGATAAAGATGCTGCTAGTTTCTTAAATGCTTTTACTAATATGCTAGAAGCAAAACTAAAACATGAGCCAGATAGGTATGCATTGGTTATGGAAAGCATGAACCTTGATTCATTAATAAAAGGATAGGAGGTTATATGAAAGGCACAGGTGCAATACGCAAAGTAAATAAGTTTGAGTTAGTTAAAAAACATTTACTAAAACGTAAGAAGATTACTAGTTGGGAAGCGATAGAAAAGTATAGAGCAACCAGGTTGTCAGATATTATTTGGAAGTTAAGAAATAAAGGTTACTCTATTGCTAGTGAATGGGTAACTAATAAAGATGGTATGAGGTATACAGTCTATCATTACTGGGGAGGTAAAGATGAATAAAGAAAAGTTAATGAATAAAGTTGCAGACCTTGAAGTATCTCAATCAGTTGCAGAGTTTCGTAACTGGTGTGCAGATAATGATATTAAAGTATACAAAGATATTGATGCTGCAATTATCATACAAGCTGCTGAATGTGTTAATGATGAAGAACAATTTTTGAGGGATACAGAAGATGAAAGATAATATAGGTTGGTACATTACATTTGTAGTACTAGGTATAGCTTGGTATTTTATTATTACAATATGACGTACAAGGAATTGGTGTTCACTCTTATAGCCAAGAGAAAAAAATACGGAGTAGATACTATGACAGTATCGCAGATGATTGGTGTAGCTGACAGTTCAGTAGGTAACTGGGAGCGCATGCAAAAATGTCCTAATGGTATGAATCTATTAGCCTGGTGCAATGCACTAGAGTTAGAGTTAGACCTCAAGGAATTAGAATCACAATGTCCAGAAGACTTTGAAGCATCAGATGATGTGATAGCCTGGACTCAACAACAGGATATAGATTATGAAAGAGAAAGAGATAAGTTCATCGACTACTACTCAGCGAAAGGAAGGACAGCCAGAAGTTGGCAATCCATGTTTAAGCTTTGGGTTCGTAGGTCAGTCGAGTTTAGGGCAGAGTCAGATCGAACACGTGCAACATATGATAAGACTTCGCCCACCTTTGTTCGAGAACGACGTAAGCGAATCCTTGATATGTCAAATGTATCGAGTAAATTTCTTGAAAGAAAAAGTAAAGACGAGTGAGTTTACTGTAGCCGTAGCCAAGTGCGAGGATCTACTCAAGCCATGTTCAGTAAGTGATGTGCAGATAATGCTTGAGACTATATGCTCTACCTTTAGTTGTTCAGCACCAGAAGAACTAGGACTCAAAACATATTGGGAGTTACTCAAAAAATATCCTGCTGGATTATTTCCATATGTAACTCTACATATATGTGCCACTTACAAATATCCAAGACTACCAATGCCAATGGAGTTTCTAACTTATCTTGATGAAGAGTACGCCAAGTGTCATAGGTTTTTGCATGACCTTAAAAATGCAGGAGCTTGGGCTTTGCAATTAGAACAAACACAAGGTAAAATATAGAACATGAGTGTAGTCAAATATATAGATATAGATAGGCACAAAGGGATTGGTGGTTCAGATTCACATGCTCTTATGGGTACAAATGTTACACCCATACATGAGTTATGGGAGCTGAAAACATTACGTAAGCCTGGAGTAGATTTATCTAACGTGTTACCAGTACAAATAGGTACGCTAACTGAGGAGTTTAATCTTGGTTGGTTTGCTAAACAAACTGGTATACATACCGAACCATATCCACAAGAATATATTAAAGTGGATTTTAGAATGGCACACTTTGATGGCTGGTGTCCACATGAAAACGCTATCATAGAGTGTAAGCACACTAACCATTACAATAAGTTAGAGCATGTAAGGGCTAGATACTATGCACAGATCCAGCATTACTTAATGATGGCAGACCTTGATGTCTGTTATCTATCAGTATTGTTTGGTAATGCACGATGGGAATATTGTGCTATCCCATCACATCAGGACTATCAAGAGATCCTAGCTTATCGTCAAGAAAAGTTTTGGAATATGGTAGTAAACAACATAGAACCAACCGCAGATAATACTGCATGGAGACTGTATGAGTAAGATGAATATACCTGACGAAGCCGTCAAGATATTTAAAGAGTTAAAAATAAATGGAGCAGAAGCTACATGGGATTGTCATGGCACACCTGTTGTATTGCATAAGTATATAGAAATCATAGGAGCTAAACTTAATGTAAGTATAGATAGCCTGGATGTTATAGAAGCTAATGCTAAAGATGGGATAGTCAGCATGAAATGTGTAGCCTCAATCAAAGATAGACAAGTTATATCCTATGGCGAGTGTAGTCCTAAGAATAACAAGAACGCCTATCCATATGCGATGGCAGAGAAGCGAGCAGTAGATAGATGTATCTTAAAACTTGCTAACTTACATGGCTTTGTTTATTCAGAGAATGAGATAGATGACAAAGCACCATCAAGCAAACCTAAAGTAGCAGAGAAAAAAGTAATTAGTTCCGAGCCTACTGTTCAAATGTTTATTGATGAGATGAGTCATAAGCAATCGTATACAGAATTTAATACTACTGTTAAAAAATATCAGGGAGCTATGATTATAGCTAAGAAAGATGAACCTGAATTATACGATAAAGCTAAAACTAAATACGAACTAATCAAAGCAAACCATACGAGAGGTATAAATGTACAATAAGATAACACTAATAGGTAGACTAGGTAGAGATGCCGAAGCTATGGAGTCAAAAGCAGGTAACAAATACTGGAAGTTTAGTATTGCTACCAACGAATGGATCTCATCTAAGGGTGAGGAAGAAACAACCTGGCACAACATCACATGCTTCAATGACTATGTTGGTAAGCAACTTGATGACAAAGGTAAAGCAGGTACTTTGTTATACATAGAAGGTAAGCAGCAATACAATACTTACACTAACAAAGATGGACAAGAAGTTACTGCTGGTCAAGTAGTTTTAGATAGATTTGGATCTGTGTGTAAAATCATGGAGAAGGGTGCGCCTAAAGCTAGTGGTAATGTCAAAGCAGATAATGACTTTGATGATGAAGTACCATTCTAGGAGGAATGATGAAAGTTAAAGCAAGACAAAGAGATGTTTATTATTTTATAAAACATTTTATTGCAGCATACAAAGCATCACCTACGTATAAGGAAATATGTGGGGGATGTCGCATCAAAAGTAAGAGTCATGCCTATGGTTTAGTTAAACATTTAATTGATGAAGGGTACTTAGAAAAAACTAAAGACACCAATCTTAATCGTCAGTTGAAGTTAACTAAAA